TGGATTCGGTGGTAATGGATACAATAATCTTGCTACTACTGATTATATCTCAAGTGAATTTACTCAAAGAGACGTTACTGGTGGTACACAATCAGTGTTAACTGCATTATCTAACGGATTCAGTGATGCTGCTACAAACTTATGTAATGTTAGAAGTGATATTTTAACAGGTAACATGGGTATTCAAAATAGTATTTTAAGTTCATCAAATAATACACAACGAGATATTTTAACACAAACTAATGAATTAAATACTAATTTATTGACAACAGCTTTACAAGCACAAGCTAAAATGGATGAGTGTTGCTGCACATTAAGAGCTCAAGGAATTGAAAATACTCAAAAAATCCTAGATGCAATGAATCAAAATACTATTGATGACTTACGCTCACAAGTAAATGACTTGAAAAACACTATTACAGCTAATGGTATAGGTGCATCAATAGTAAATCAAGTAAGACCATATCCAATACCTAGTTATCTAGTATCAAGTCCATACACAAGTTTATATAATGGATTTTATGGAAATGGTTTCTACGGAAATACTATAGTTTAATAGCATAATGTCTTATAGACAATCTCAATAGAGAACTTGCTAAATAAGAGAATAAGCAAGGGCTTATTCTCTTTTGTTTAAGAAAGGAGATATGAAATGATACAAAGTTTACAAGAACAAGAATTAGTTTTAACATCTAATACATCACCTATAACTTTCTCTGACACTGATTTAAGAACAAATAGTGCTAATTGTCAATGGGGATGGTTAAATCATAATGAGGGTCAAGCAACATTTAATATTGTTGCAGGTGGTATTTATGAAGTAGATTTCAATGCTAATGTTACAAGTGCTACTGCTGGTAATGTCGCATTTGCTATATTTGCCGATGGCACACAATTATCAGGAACTGAAATGGATACACCTGTAACAGTTGGTATATATACTAATATTTCATCAACAAAATATATAAGAGTTTGTGGTAGAGGTACAGTAAGTATAACTGTAAGAAGTGTACCAACTATCACTTATGATGGTACTGCAACAGACACTCAAATACCTATTGTTAAAAATGCAAATATAGCAATTAAAAGAGTTGCGTAATGAAAAATAATACTATTGATGTAACATCTTTATTATTACAAGCATTAAGCCTTGAAATACTTTTTAAGGATTATAACAATAGTGATTTAATGAATGAATTACAGCATCAAAATAGGGATTATTTAGAAAAAATAATAGAACAAAACAACACTATAATTAACTACTTGAAGAAAGGGAGTGATTAGTTTGGAAGATATGGTATTAAAAAAAGTTGAAGAACAAATCCAACAAGTGATGGATCAAGGTATCAGCACAAGTAACTTAGAATATTTATATAAGTTAAGTAAAATAAAACACATGGCAAAGGAGGATAAATGTATGAATTATGGAAGAAGACCGGGATATGACAGTTATGGTAATAATTATGGGTATAATTATGGTAATTATGGAGCTTATGGTGACGGTTCTTATGGACGTCGTGGGTATGATATGAAATATCGTGGTGAGCAAGAAATGGATAGAATGGCTGGAGAATATGGAAGATATATGGAAAGTCGTGAAAGATATGGTACAGGAGAAGAAACCGATAGGTCATTTCATTACATGGTGAAAGCATTAGAAGACTTCATCAAAGTATTACACGAAGAAGCCGATTCTCAACAACAAAAACAAATGTTAAATGAGACATTACAAAGAAGTATGAGATAATGTATAAGTATTATAATGCAAATGCACTTAATAGGTATGAAGATGACTGCGTTATTAGAGCAATATCTTGTGCTACTAATAAATCGTGGGATTATGTGTATGATTATTTAAGTGATATTGCACAATATGAAGGTACTTTATTAGATAAACGTGAATTTGTTAGAGGATATTTAGATAGAACGTATAAAAGATTAGATGACATTTATGGCACTGTTGGTCAAGTTTCTGGTATGTTTCCTTATAACACATTACTGATTACAATGCGTGGTCATATTGTATGCTCTAAAAATGGGATAATATATGACACGTTCGATTGTAGAAATAGACAAGTAGAGAATGTCTGGATAGTTAGCTGACATTCTCTTTTAATTGATTTTTTAGCTATTTTGTGGTATAATGATAATATAAAGGAGGTATAGATATGGAACAATTTATTACATGGGATGTTCTAACTACTTATGCTTCATTCGTTACTATTGTTTTTATGGTAGTTGAGTTCACTAAAGAATTACCACTTATCAAGAACATACCAACAAAATACTGGAGTTTTATTATTTGCTTGATTCTGTTGATAGCAACTAACTTAGTATTAGGCACATTTGCAGCACAAGATATTTTATTATACATTTTAAGTTCTATTTCAATATCATTAGGTGCTAATGGATTGAGTAATTTTGGGAAGAAAAAAGGAGAATAATATGACTAGAGAAGAATTAGTAAATAAGGCTTGTAGTTATATCAAACCAACGCCATATCCTAATCCTAATGATATCACAAGATGGTTTTGGGGTAATAATTTACAACACGCATGGTGTGGTGCGTTTATAGATTATGTTGTAAAACATGATTTAGGTTGTGATTGGTTAGATAGTTGTACTAAAGAAAAATATATTGGTGGATTTGGATTTGTTCCATCAATAGTACAATGGGCTAAAGATAACGGTTATTGGTGTAATGACTATGCTAAAGCACAAACTGGTGATTTAGTTGTATTTGACTGGACACCTGAAACAAAAGGTGGAATGGAACACGTTGGAATTGTCAAAAGTTTAAGTGGTGATAATTTAATATGTGTTGAAGGAAATACATCAAATGGAAATTATAAAGAGAATTGTGTTGCTCAAAAAACAAGAAACAAAAAATACATTACAGGTATAGTACAATTACCTTATAAGGAGAGTGGAGAAGTGTTTAACATAGGAGATTATGTATATGCTAAAGAAGATATAAATTTATATACAACAACAGAATATAGAGAAAGTAAATATACACTTAAAAAAGGGGAAAAGGCTTATGTAAGATATAAACAAGGAAATAGTGTTGCGTTAGCTGATCCAGAAACACACGAGTATTTTCCTAGTGCATGGACTAATCAACTTGATAAATTAACAAAAGAAGACCCTTCAGTTGATTACAAAGAACTTTATGAAAAAGAGTTGCTTATCAATAAAGATTTAAAAGCACAAATAGACCAATTACAAGAAAAGATAAATAAAGCTATGGAAGATTTAAAATAATCTTCCTTTTTTATTGATTATTTTATAAAAATGTGATATAATTATATTACAGTAGAATGGGTGCACTATGCACTATTTAGGAGGGATTTTTAATGGCTACTTACGATGAAAGAGCTAGGCAATACGCAACTAATGCTAAACAAGAATATTTAAACAGTTTAAGCTATTTGACTGATGATCTAGCTGCAAAAAACAAGGTTGATCAACAAGCACTTGCTGATAAGTATAATACCTTGTATGATCAAATAGCAAGACAACAAGATACTGTAAATCAAAGATACAGTACTGATGCACAAGCAGCTTATTTAAACAAATTAATGGCTGATAGAGCATTAGATGAACAGTTATCACAATTAGGTGTATCTACACAAGGATTTGGTGTCAACCAACGTATGTTGAATGAAACAGCTTACGGACAAAATAAAGCTGTATTACAACAACAAAGATCTGATGAATTAGCTGATTTAGCTAATCAATTAAACGATGCTAGAGGTCAATATAACGTTGCATCAGGACAATTAGCTAGTGATTATTTAGCAGCTTTAGCAAGTGCTAAACAAAATCAACAAACTATGGCTGATAAATATTATACTCAAGCATATAACAACTATTTAGCCGACTTACAATATCAAGATCAAATGGCTCAACAACAATGGGAAAATGACTATAGAAATAGACAATTAGCTGCTTCTAAGGCTTCTGCTAGTGCATCTGCAAAGGCAAGTTCAAGTGGGTTAGGATCATACGCTGAAACTAGATATAATCAATTATCTGGCTCAGATATGTCAGTTACTGAAAAAAGAAGATTACTAGATGATGATAAGGCTAACGGAAGAATGAGTGATGCTGAATACAACAAAATACTTGGTTTATTAGGTATGAACGCAACATCAGAAGAAGGTTTATATGATAGATTATTATCAACTATTTCAAAATATGACAACTTGTACACTAAAGCAGAAGATAACAGTCTCGCTGCTATAAAAACATCAATGAGTGATGCAATTTCACAAGCATATTATGATAAACGATTAACAGAAACTGACGCTGAAAAATTATTAAAACAAATAAATAATTTGAAGTATAAATCAGGTAATGGTGGATCTTTCGGTGGTCGTTAAGACCTTTTGATTGATGGAAGGATGTGAATACAATGTCACTATTAGATGATGCATTAAAAGACTATGATAAAAGACGTAATGGTATAACTACTGATAACACCAAAAAGACTGTTTTAGGTACTGTTAGTGGTGGTACACAACTATTCGGTCAAGGTATATTAAAAGGTGCAGAAGGATTATTTATTGACTTACCAACACAAATAGCAGCAGGTACATTACGATTAGTTGGACAAAAAGATGCTGCAGAAGGTATGTCTGAGTTTGCGAGATGGGATCTAACAAATGCAGCTATAAATAAAGCTGGTGGCTATGAAACAAACCCATACTTAAATCAAAATGTTAATCTGTATAATAAAAATGTTTTAAACAAATCTAGTTATATTACTGATGAAAATTTCGGTGGTAAATTAGTTCAAGGTATTGGTGAAATGATACCGACTATTGCTATCGGTGGTGCAGCTGGAAAAGCAGCAGCCAATGTTGCATTAGGTGGTAAATCATTTGCTAGTGGATATAACGAGGCATTTGGTGAATCTGGCGATGTTGGTAAATCAACATTATATGGTTTGTTAACTGCTGGTACTGAATTAGCAACAGAACAAATAAGTGGTGGTATACCGGGTTTAAAGAAAATTGAAGGTGCTACAGGAAAAGAAGTTGTAAAGAATTATATTAAAGATGTTATTGGTGAAGGTGCTGAGGAAGTTATAGCAGAATTAGTTAACCCATTAACACAAACTGTTTATAAAGGTTCTGATTCACTATCACAATATGGAACTAAAGATTTCTGGGGTGGAGTACTTGAAAGTGGTTTACTTGGTGCTGCAATAGGTGGTACACTTGATTCACCTAACTTGAGAGGTATAAGAGCAGCAACTAAAGCATCTAAATCTTCATCAATTAATCAAAACGCTAAAGGTGATAAACCAACATCTATACAATCTGATATAGATATAAACAAGGGTAAATTACCAACAAAAACAGCAATAGATGTAAATACTAGAAAAGCTAATGCTAATGTTGAAACACAACAAATTAAAGCAACACAACCAGCAACACAAGTTACAACTAACACTACAGCTACTGCTCAAGAAACTGTAAATGGTAAAACATACAACGAATATGATTATTCAAAAGATAAAATGCCACAAGAAGTAACTGCTAAATTTGATGCAAAATCAAATGACGGCGTTAATTTATACAGTACAATGGGTGAACAAAAACGATCAGATGATTTGATGAGAAAACTGGTTAATAATATGCAAGAAACAGTAACTAGAACAAACGAGCCTTTATTATTACATCGTGGTGCTAAAGCTGATGAAATCTTCAGTGATAGTATAGTTCGTTCATCAACTATGTCTAAGGAAGTTGCTGAAAAAGGGTATGCTGCTAGAGAAAAAAATGGAACAGTATACGATATATATGTTGATACTAATACCCCAGTAACGTTTACAACACAAACGGCTGATCCTAGGTATAAGACTAAAGGAGAATATTGGAACAGAAGTAGAGAAGTTATATTATATCCCGAATTATATAATATAAAACAAAAGGGTAATAAAGTTTATCTTTCACCAAAAACAGATACTGAAATAGATGCTATTTTAAAAGAAAATGCAAAAAACAAAGATATATCAACTGATGATGCTAGAGAATTAATGGGTAGAAATAGACAAGATGGTAAAAAAACATTAAATAAACAAGAAGTAGAAAAAAAAGAAACTAAAAAACAAGAAGTAGAAAAGAAAGAAACTAAAAAGAAAGAAACTAGAACAGAAAAGATTGAAGGAATTAAAAAAGAAGTAAAAGAGACAACGAAGAAAGAATTATCAACAACAAAAGAAACATCAAAAGTTACGCCTACTGAATTAACTGAATCATTTAGTAAAATAGAAGAGGCATATAAAAATGCAAATAAATATACTGGTGAAATAAAAGCTGAGTTCTTAAAAGAAACACAAAAAGAATACAATAAATATCGTGCTAACGGTGGGGATAAAACGATAGCTGCACTAGAAGAAGGATATCAAGCTAAAAAACAATTAGAAAAAGCAGCACTTAACAAAGATACCGATGATATGTTTAACCCGGGACAAGCTAATGTTAAGAAAATGCAAATGGAAATTAAAACAAAACAGGTAGAAAAATCAATAGCTTCTAAATCAACTAAAGCCCTAAAAGAAGCAGAAGTTGCTAAAGTATTAGAAGAATATAATACTAATGTTGCTAAAGGTATGGATACCATTGAATATTATGAAAACTTGAAAAAACAATACAACATACACCAAGAAGTATCAAATAATGTGGTTGAAAAGAAACCAGATTTAACTAAAATACCAGTGGTTGAAGAAACAGCAAAAGAAATTAAAGTTGAAAACGATGCTGCAATAACAGGTAATGCTGTAATGGACGAGGCTATCGGTCTTGATGAAGAATTAATGTTTGCTAACGATGCTAATGAATACATGGATATGTTCGATGAAGAAGATTTTGATGATGAAGATTTAAAAGGTGAAATCATAGGTGATGCATTAGTTATTAAATCAAAAAACAGTGCGTTCAACAAAGAATACAACGAGCAACAAAATAAACTTAATAAAAATGCAAAAGTTACTATGGAGGAATACACTGAATTAGAAGATACACGAAATGCATTAAATAAGAAAAAACAAGTTATCGAAAGCAAAGAAAAAGAAGGACTTACAGCAATTAAACAACGATTGTTAGATATGTATGCTAGTTTGAGAAAAATAGACAAAGCTAATGGCAATAATAACATAATAAATGCATTGAGTAGAAGAAATCACAAAAATAATATAGCTGCTCAATCATTCTTCGGTTCAAATATGATTGATTATAAGGGTAATTGGATGAACACTTTATCAGGTAGTAAAGCTGTAGAAGCATATACTAACTTACCAGATAATTTACGTACAACAGCCGATTATTACCTAAGATTACAACAAGATACAATTGATAAAATAAATCATAGAGATTATAGTTCACAGTTTAGTGAGGAGTATGTAAACAATATCTTCCCAGACAATAGTATTGAGGATAATATTGAGTTGATAAACGATATTGAAACAGAATATCCTGAATTAGTATCTGTTATTAAAAATGATCTTATACCTAAATTATCAGAATATAATTATGCTATGAATAAACAATTAATATCAAGTGGTGTAATGAATGAGTATACTATTATAACAAAAGATGTAGCTAAAGAAATCATGGAAATGACAGATGAGGAAATTAAAGAAGCTACTGTTGGTAAATTCATTAAAGTAAATACAGCAGATTATTTCTATAACTTAAATCCATGGTATTCTCCAATAACTCGTGAAGTAGTTAAAACAGGAACAGGTATGTCAAACAGCACTGATATACCAGTTGGAAAACTAAAAGGTAGAGTTGAAGGTGCTGAAAGATATAACATACAACCATTAGATCAATCACTAGCTGAAAGAACATTTAGTAATTATGCTAAAATGATTGAAAATGACTTTAGAAGAACTGTTGCTGAAAGTTATATGAAGCAAATTGATACTACACCTACTGAAACAGATATTGATAATATTGAAACAACAGATGATGTAGAAAATGGTTCTAATGAGACTAAAGGTTTGAACTTCGTTGATGGTCAATATACAATGGCTTATTTGGGAACAGGTAAAAATGGTCAACTTGTAAATAAAACTTTGAAAATATCAAGAAATATGTATGATGCTATGAATGGTATTGATGAATGGGCTAGAGCATTTAGACAATCTAAATTAGGTAAAGTAATGGCTAAAAAAGCTAGTATACAAAAAGCCATGTTAACTAAATTAAACTTACCATGGCAAGGTTCTAACTTCATAAGAGACTTTGGAGATGCTATTATCAATAGTGAGTTCACTGGTAGAGAAACAATGCGATTCATGAAAAATGAATTTGGAGCATTTATCATAGATGCTAAAAATAACACTCCAGAATATCAAACATTTATGGCTAATAGAGGTGAAACGTTAACTCAAACTGATAAAAAAGGTTTCATACAAAAGAAAACACCATTAGAAAATGCTATAAACAAAATGAACAATGCACTTGAAGTAAGTGAATTAACAACTAGATATGCGTTATACAAAACAGCATTACAAAGTGGTTACTCAATAGAAGAGGCTATGAGAATATCTAATGAGGGAACTACAGACTTTAGTAAAACTGGATCATTGTGGAAATCATTAGATTCTGCTGGATTAACAGTATTCTTAGGATCAAGTGTTGCTGGTGTAAATAGATTTATCGATTCTACTATAACACCATATACTAATTTAGCAAAAGAAGCAATTAATAAGGCTAAATATGGAACACCTATAAATAGCAAAACAGCTAAACGAGCTGTAACTCAAGCTGTTAAAACAGCATTGATATTCGGTTTAGGTAGAGAATTACTTAAAAAGTTATATGATGACGAAGAATCTCAAAAAGCAATAGCTAATCTATCCGATACTGAAATACGTGATAACATTATAATTCCAGTTGGTGATGGTGTTATTAAAATACCAAAAGGTCGTATTTGGAGAGCATATGATGCAATTGAAGATATAATGAGTGGTACTACAATACGTGATGAAGATAAATTACCATTAGTAGATACTGTAAATTATGTATGGGATTCAGTTGGTGTCAACGGATTAGATAGTAGTACATCATTCAGTAATTTCATGAGTATAATGAAGAATGAGGATTATTATGGAAATGCTATTTATAGTGATGGTAAAGTTGTTAGTAAGGAAACATTTGATTACTTATTAAAACAATACGGTACTATTTACTATAACACATTTAGATATGTTAATGGTGCTACAGACATCAATCCATGGGTATCTAAATTCTACACTGATACAAACACTGTATCATCTTACAACAGTAGATACTATAACATGAAAGATGCGTATGAAAATTTAAAACCTAATAGTGATGGATCATTCAATAGTACTGAAGATGCTGAAAATTACTTCGCATGGAAAGTATTAAATTATGAAAGATCATATGGTGAATTAGGAACAGAACTAAAAGTACTAAAATCATTAAAAGCTGATTATGCATCAAGTACTGATGATATAAGAGAACAAGAAGATAAAATCAAACGTATTTACAGTGATATTTACAGTTACATTGATAATAATAAATACACATCATATACTGATGCAAATGGTAAAAACGTGATTAAAATAGGTGATGAATACACATACACATTAAATGACAATGGTGATGGAACATTCAGCTATAAGAAAAAAAGTACAAAAAAATAAAGACACTATTCAGTGTCTTTTTTATATTTCGTGTATTCTTGTTTGAACTTACCCATATTGTATGGTTTATAACCTCCCATTGTACAGAAGCCAACATAAGATGTATATGCCTCAGCTAATGTATTGAATTTCTTAGAATGTTCATTTAACCATAATATTACACTATTGTTTGCAGCATTATATGTAGCTACCAATAATTTTGTGTCGTCAGTTTCATCGAAGTATTCATCTTTATTCAATTTCTTTAATCCAGTTAATGCTAAGTTCAATAAATAACTCTTAGCGTTATCAGTAGTAACCTTATAAATTAATGCTGGATCATAATTAGGTTCTCCCGGTTTAAACACCCCATCAAATGGTATTATAATGCATCTTCTAAAGAAACCATCTGATTTATCAGTTGTAGGTGGTAATGAGTTGGCTGCAAATATCAATTTTGATGTGTTGGAATATTTAAAAGGATCTTGTCTTTTTCTTTCAAATGTCATATTATCACCAGTAACTAGCTTTTTAAATATTGCTGTATTCTCCAGTAACCCATGACCTGAATCATCACCGATATTTAGCATTTTACCAACTATTTCAGAAGCTCTGAACTTATCCCCTAAGTCCTCTAGTGCTAATGATGAGCAATTCTCTTCACCAATTAACTCTCGTAGCATCTCAAGGAATAGTGATTTACCATTTGAACCATTACCTAATAAGATAAATGCTTTTTGATATTTACACGTTGGATATAATACGTATCCCATCATTTCATATAACAAGTTAACCAAACCTTGTCTACCACAACATAATGATTCTAATGTTTTATCAATAATATCAGATTTAGCGACTGGATCATAAGTAACATCTAATTTATTGATTGTGAATATATCAGGTGTATGTGGTATAAGTGTGAAATCGTTTATTGATAATAATCCGTTATTTACATTAACATATGTTTTATCTAGACTAGATGGTCTACTTAATACTTTATATTTAATATTCTCAAATGCTTCATGTATGTGTGCTATCTTTAAGCTGGGTATAACTTCTACCATTTTAGCTTTAATCAAATCCTCATCACTTACATAAGCTCTACCATCATAAATATACATAGATTTACCAAAATATTTAATTCTATACGTTTCTATCATGTAATCAGCAAATACATCATGTAAGAACGTATGACCATCAAAGAATTTAAAGTTTGGTTGAGCAAATATATCATTCTTATCTAACATAGCATCTATTTCTGAATAATCAAGTGGAGTTGCGAACATATATTGATTTATGATGTAAAATAGCTCTTTAACTTGTTCTTTATCTAATCCCATTTTAACTAATGGAATAATAGTACTAAACAAATCACTGTTTCTACCATCTCCATCATCTAAGCCATAGAAATGCTTTGATGAGTTAAAAGGTTTTAAGAAATATGGTATTTCATCAACATCTTCATCATCTTGTAACCATTCACGCCATTCACCATTTCTCTTAACAATTTCCATTGTTTTCTTACCCCAACATTTAATGTCGACAGTAACAGTCAATGGTGTATTCTTATGTGTTTCGTTTTTGATTGGAACTAACGTCTTGAACCAGAAATGACCACCACGAGATGTTTTCAATATACGAGTTTTGATATGCATATCTTGAATTATTTTATGCACAATATCAAACTCAACGTTGTCATCAATATCGACTATTACATATGGTTCATCTATAACTACGCCGACATTGTCTACATCTTTAACATCACTTAATGATTTAAAATCTTCATATGAATGTATAGGTGCTTTATTTTCATCACAAATTATATATTTCATTTTATTGGTTAACATACTCATTACCTCCGATTATTCCATAAAATCGTGTATTCTCTTATACGCTTGATCAATGTACCAAGTTTTATCTATTTGGTCTATTGTTAATTTGTTTCCGTTATCTACTACACAGTGTGGAGGTAGATTAGCGATGCTATCTTTACGAGTGATATTACCTACTCGTTTTATTTTAAATAAAGTGCCATCAGTTGTATCTTTACTACTATACACTCTATTTACATTATTTACTTCAACCTCAGCCCCCTGATGTTGCCAGTATGTCGTATCGTATGTACGACCTGTTTTTGTTATATATTGGAATAAGAATATGTCAGTTGCTTTGTTGACTGTTTCTTCTGGCTTAACCCCTTTAACAAAGTATTCTACAGTAGCTATATCAAGTATACGAGCATTATTTCTTAATGAAGGCTCATATTGTGCAACATAACCACCTTTTACCTTAATATTGTCATTCTCATCAACTATTATGTAATTATTTACATCTTTTTGCCATATTTTTTTAAACTTTTCAGTTTCCATACCCATACCAGTACGTGTTTGCCACTCATCTAGTATTTCAAGTATTTTTTCTTTGTTATGTGGTATATATAGAATACCATCAGTATTTGTGAACCTGTTACGTGTTTATCATCCAACGTAGTTCGGACTATCTCTTAACGATAACTCGTTCTCCCCATTTCAACCACCGTATCAATAGGTGGCTTACTACTTAGTCTCTACACCTTCATAATATTTCCATAAATAATTGTTCCTTGCATATCAATGTAATAATTTGGAAAATCTATTAATTGTTTCATTATATCACCTATTCTATTATGCTTGGTTCGGGATTGCCCTTATTATTGATGGGTTTCCCCGATGCATATACACCATTATTTTTATTGTGTATACACAGGATTGATATTCCTTAAAGGAGTTTTACTTCAGCCATTATGTTAACTGAACTAATGTTATATATGGTTCTAACTTCTCTAACAAATCTATTAGCAATAATTGACCTGTTATACATACTTGATTAGCCATTTTAGGATCGAACAATGTGTTAAATTTACTTTTCATAGCACCATAGGTTGTATTGACAATTAATTTTAGTGCATTAGCTTTTGCTTTTTCTTTGTTTTTCTTAGCTTTAACACGTTCATCATAAATGTTTTTATACATACTACTATCTTTGATATTTCTACTATGAAAGTTATATTTAATCATCATTGAAGGATAAAATGACGTAACATCAGAATCCCACATTTCTCCCTCATATATAAAATTTTCCTTAGCTGCATGAATACCACCATAAGCTAATTTATGTTCTAGACCACATATATTGAGTTTCATTGTTTTAGTATAATCTAATTCGTGACCAACATATAAGTCTAGTACTTTTTTATATACTGGATTATTTATTTTTATTTGAGGTATTATATCATATATTAACTCATCATCATGCTTTTTTCTATCAGCATTTAATACTGTAGAGCATAAATTAGAGTTTGTTTTTGATATATCAGTTAGTGGTAGATTAAACATTTTAATAAGTGTTAATTTACTACCAACATAATCTTTTCTTTTACTTAATAATTCTTCAGTACTATCAACATCGTGTTTACAATATTTTAGTACTATTTCTATCTCCTCAGGTGTCAATGGTCTTTCAATATCGAAAGGTATTGAACATTCCTCGACAGATAGATTCATGTATCCTTCAGCTTGTTTCAAACTCATACCTAGGATATCTTGCATTAAATCAACAGACATCATAGGTAATTGTTTGATACCCAATGCTTTATATACACTATATTTATTTTCAGTAGCCATCAAAGCTGTTGCTGTTGTATATGGTTCTATACCACTGAAAACTCCAGCTGTAACAATATCATCGAATTGTTTGTTGTTATAACCAACAAATATCTTATTGTTGATATGGTTAGTAATATAATCTTTTAACTCTTCAACATTATCGACTATGTTTACGTATTCACCAGATGGTAGTTCTTTAAACACTACCATCCAGTTGAACGGGAATGTTTCCCAGTCGTATACAATCATTATTCTTCAGTTTTTGTATCTTCAGGTTTTGATTCTAACTCAGTGATGATAGCATCAAATTCTTGGATAGTCGCATATGTGTTATTGAAGTTAACGATTAATGATCTATAAGTTTCATCAGTTACTTTAGCGTTTGGTAATTCAGCTAAAATTTCTTTTGCTTTAAGGCGTAAAGTTTTAACATAACTTCTTAAATATCTAGTACTCATTATTCAGCACCTCCAACCATTGTGTAATTAGCGAAATCTCCTTTAGTTTTCTTAGTAACAGTAATCTCTTGACCAATTAAAGATTGTAAACAATTAACCATTGTTTCATAGTCAGTGAACATATCACCTTCAAGTTCATAACCACAAGTTTTGATTAAATTCATGATTTGAGATACTGTGATTTTAATAGCACCTTCAGTTAAAAATCTATTTACAAACAGTTTTCTTTCAGAGAACTCACCATCAGTAATAACTAATGTGAAGTTAACATATGTGTTTCCTGTTTGTGATTCTTTTAATGCTATTGACTCAATAATAGCTTTGTAAGTACCATCAGGTATTTCAGTATAATTAGTTTTCTTATAATTATCATCTTTCATTAATTCATTTGCTAAACTTAATAAATCTTCCATTTCATTTCCTCCTTTAATTTATTAATTTTCTTTCTTTTTTAATGTTGGTTTTAGTGTTGGTTTATTAACCTCAACTATTTCAGGTTTAACGTTTTCTACTGGTGTTTCAGTAGTTTCTTCAGTTTTTTCTTCTTTAGCTACTGGTGTTTCAACCTTTTTCATACCAGTAGGTTTCATTGTTGGTGTGGTATTGCTACCATCAGCAAATAATCCTCTAACATTTTCTAATGCTTTATTTAACTTAGGATCTTTTACATCAGCTAACACATAGTTATCACGTTTTTCCTCACATTTTTGAATGTAAGCATTTCCAATTTTACTACATTTGATATACGCATCACAACGACCTTTAAACATATTCAAATATACTTGCTCTAAAGATGGTTGTTGAATTGTTATATCGTTTTCAGTTCTTTCAATGAAATGAGATATACCGATAACATTATATGATAATTGAGATAATCTCATCATTAATGCTTTCCATATAGCTTTTCTTTCACTAAATCCTTTACCATAAGGTATTTCAGCTAATGCTGTATATGTTACTTTATCATTTGAGTTCTTTCTACAGATGAAATCTTCCATCATAGTTGCTATATCATCAATTAAGTCAATAACAACTGTCTTGAATGTATGATCTCCTTTTTCTATTTCCTCAATAGCTTCCATAAATTGCTCAAATGAATGAATTTCAACAGATGGCTCAG